TTGCAGCAATCAAAAAACTTTTTATCGAAAAAAAGCAAAAACAGCATCCTGTTGCATTTTACACACACTAAAGGAGACCACAATGCAATTCGCAACCGCAATACAGAATCAAGAAGCACGTACTGAGAACAACATGAAGGCTCTGAAGTCCAGTGCTAATGCATGTGTAGATTTGTTTTACAATATTGGTGCTAGCCGCGGTAAGAACATCATTCCTGCATTTGTAGCGGCATATGTAGAGAACCCAAACCTAGCATTGCGTATTACCCAATGGGTGCGTGATGCACGTGGTGGCGCAGGAGAACGTCAAGTATTCCGTGATATCCTAACCTACTTGGAAGTAACTAACCCAGAAGATGCTAGCCGATTGCTGACAAAGATTCCTGAGTTGGGTCGGTATGATGATTTGCTAGTGTTTAACACTAAGCCGCTTAAAGATAAAGCGTTTGCTATTCTTGGTGACGCACTTCGGGCCCGTAATGGATTGGCTGCAAAATGGACTCCGCGTAAGGGAAAGATCGCACGTGAGATCCGTGAGTTTTTTGGAATGACTCCAAAGCAATATCGAAAGAGTCTAGTGACCCTTACCAACGTAGTTGAAACTAAGATGTGTGCCAACGATTGGGATAATATCAACTACAGCCATGTTCCCTCTGTAGCACATGCACGATACAAAAAGGCTTTTGGTCGTCATGGCACTACGTATGCTGAATACGTAACCAAGTTAGTTAAGGGTGAAGCCGGTGTTAAGATTAACGCTAATGCGGTATATCCGTATGATGTCTTAAAGGGCCGTATCAGTACACAGATTTGGGGTTTCCAGAAATGGACTCAAACTGAGTTAGATGTGATCCAAAAGCAATGGGAAGCTATGCCTAACTTTATTGGTGATGTTAATGTATTGCCAATGGTTGATGTAAGCGGCTCTATGACTTGTGCGGCAGGAGGTAATAAATCAAAGAGTCAACTGACTTGCTTAGATGTAGCAGTGTCTTTGGGCTTATACTTTGCTGATAAGAATACCGGCAAGTTTAAGGATTGCTTTCTTACGTTTAGTACACATCCGGAATTGCTGAATCTAAAGGGCAATATCAATCAAAAGATTGACCAAATGGTTCAGTCTAAATGGGAGATGAGTACTGATCTGCATAAGGCTTTTGATAAAGTGTTAGATACCGCTATCAGCAATGCAGTACCTAAAGAAGAGATGCCAGAAACAGTGGTTATCTTTTCTGATATGCAGTTTAATCAGTGCATGAAATATGATGATAGTGCATATCAGATGATTGCACGTAAGTATCAAGCTGCTGGATATGAGTTGCCTAAAGTAATATTTTGGAACTTGAATGCAGAGTATGGTAACACTCCGGTCGAGTTTAACCAGACTGGCACTGCATTGGTATCTGGATTTAGCCCGGCAGTTGCACAAGGTATCTTGAGTGGTAATATGGATGACTTTTCTCCAGAAGCTATAATGCTACAAGCAGTAATGAAAGATCGATACGATCTAGCATGATGAACTCGGGTTACACTTTGCCGTTATCAAAGTGGGTTAAGCTAGCTACCATATGCTAGAGGGTGTCACACTCTACCCCTAAATTCCCGCTATCTGGGGAAACTGAAATAGTGTGGGTCAGAACTTAGCTGTCCATATAGAGATAAGTAGGACGGAACCTTAAACCTAGACCGGGGCTCGGTAGTGCGAGTAACCGGTCATTTCCTTTTTGTGACAACTAGTAGTTGACATTAAATACCAAAAATGCTATAATAAGTAATAGATAAGGAGGCCATTATGCCTGCAGTTTTTTTAGTAGCCGATACGCATTTCGGACATACCGGAGTATGTCAGTTCACTCGCAATGACGGGGTAACTAAACTCCGCCCCTGGACTGATCCAAACGAAATGGATGAGGATATGATCAAGCTGTGGAATGATCGTGTTAGACCTAAAGATAAGGTATATCATTTGGGCGATGTAGTGATCAATCGCAGAGCATTGAAAACCCTAGCTAGGCTTAACGGGGATAAAGTGCTGATCAAAGGTAATCATGACATTTTTAGAATGCATGAGTATGCTGAGCATTTCCGTGATATCAGAGGATATCACGTGATGAACGGTATGATCCTAAGTCATATCCCAGTCCATGAAGCAAGTCTTGGTAGATTTGGTTGTAACATCCATGGTCATCTTCATTCCAATAGAGTTATGATAAATGACAAGATTGATCCAAGATATCAATGTGTTAGTGTTGAAGCTATCGATTTTACTCCAATTCTCTTTGAAGATATACAAAAGAGGATCGTAGAAGAAGGTGGAAAGATAGGCTTTAATAACGGCAACGGTCCAACAATGTAAGGAGAAAGAATGTCTTATCGCGAATATTATTTTAAACAGATGATTAGGACTGGTAAGGCATTCTTAATCTATTCTAAAGGTTTTATTCTGAATAGGAATGTATAATGTCTAAATGTTATCAGCTAGTCGGAGTTCCGGGTTCTGGAAAAAGTACCTGGATTAAGAATACAATTTGGACTTTAGGTTTGACTATAATTTCTACAGATACTTTTGTAGAAGATTATGCAAAGGCACAGAATAAGACTTATACAGAAGTGTTTAAGGATTATATGCCTACAGCGGTTAATCTAATGGCTCAAGCAGTAGTTGAAGCAAGGGAAGCAGGACATGATGTAATTTGGGATCAGACCAGTACCACAATTAAAAGCCGTGAACGTAAGTTTCGTATGCTTCCAAATTACTATCACATTGCTGTAGTTTTCCGTACTCCTGAAATTGATGTTTTAACAGAACGGTTAGCTAATCGTCCTGGTAAAGAAATTCCGTGGGAAGTCATACAGGGTATGATTGATACTTTGGAAGAGCCAACTGACAAAGAAGGCTTTAAGGAAATTTGGTATATCTAAAATAGGTCCTTCGGGGCCTATTTTTTTGGCTATAAAATACTTGACATATAATCTTTTCTGCTGTATAATGTGTTATCTTAATAATTTAGGAATAGCAAACATGGATAACTTTCTGATCGATATCGTATTTGATGACCATGCAGGTAACTATGTAGCAAGAACGATGGATGGTAATGATGTAGTATTAAGCGCAAATACCTACCAAGATGCTGTATTAGAAGCAGATATGGTGATATATACTCAATAAAATCAAGCACTTAGCGTTGTTATTTTGCTTGACATTAAATGGGTATTCCTGTATAATAGCTTTATACACTGACGAAACGGAGACAGCAAATGAACCAAGAAATCGTTATGAATGCTACTTTTAAACTGTGCGCGATCCTGGAACAGAACTTCAACGTAACCTGTGCCAAATCAGTTGAACTGGGTTTTGGTCGGGTATATCAGATTGTCGAGGGTAAAAAGTATCTGAAGATTGTCATGCGCGATGTTACTGATGGTAAGGTTTCGGATCGCTCAGGTTCGGTTCATGCGTTTGTTGATAAGAAGAATGCTGACCTGTACAAAGCCGCGGGTTGGGCTGCTCCTGCAAAGGGTGTTCGATTCAATCTGATTACTGATATGCAAAAGTTGGAACAGGTTGCTAATTGGAACGGTGGTTATCTGTACGTTAGATAATAGGAAAAGAAATCAGCCATGAACATTATACTTCTACCCGATAATAAAAGGCTCAAGCAACTTATTCGGGAGTTTGGGCGTGAGTGGACTATCGTTCGGAAAGAAGATCATGTTCAGTGCTTTGATGGAAATCCCGGACTTTTCATTCAAAGCATCTGTGGTCGGCATACTCGGTGGGTCCGCCCAATCCAGATCGTTACTAATATCGAAGGAGAAAAGAAATGAGTGCCTATTACCCACGCTTCTGTGCCGAACACGGCGAATACGAAGCCGATGTTGACGGCGACCAAGAGTGCTCGGATTGCTTTGCAGAGGGGAAAACACCAATGCAGGTGCTACAACGCGATCTCGCCGCCGCGAAAGCGGAACTGTCAGAGCAAAGTATCACGCAGGGGCAATACACGACTGCCGTGATTAAACGCGCAGAGAAAGCAGAGCAGGAGTGCGAGCGGCTGCGCGGGGAACTGGCAGAGGCGCGGCTTATTGATGACATCACAATGACCGCATTTGCCACGCTTGAAGGAAAGTTTAAGGAGCAAGTGCAACGCGCCGAGCAAGCAGAGGCCGCGATGCTTGAGCCGAGCGGGTATTTTGATGTTTATGAAGGCAACGATGGTACGCCATCTTATATCCAAATTAAGCCCGAGTTAGCTGACAAGACAACCGTTTGTCTTTACACCACCGCCGACCTCAAGGCGTGGCTGATGGAGCCTGTCACCGAGGAAATGTGGCAGGTCGGCATGAACACCGATGGCGGCACGGATGACAAGTACAGGGCAATGCTCGCGGCAAAACTGGAGGAACTGAAATGAAAACAAGTGAATTGCAAGGTGCTGTCCTTGATTGGGCGGTGGCGAAGTGTGAAGGATTTAAGCCGGTAGTGGGCAAGAATCCTTATGGCATCGGGGTGATATTGTCTCACTATGAAGGCCCTTACTCGCAGGACTGGCAATATGGTGGCCCGATCATTGAGCGGGAGAAGATCGGAACGTGGAGCGGGCTGTACGGATGGGGTGCTAACAAGCAGGGCATCCCGCATGAACAGAGTGGCCCCACCCCACTGATCGCAGCCATGCGCTGCTACGTGGCAAGCAAGCTGGGAGATGAAGTCGAAATACCGGAGGAACTAGCATGAAAATCAGAACAGCAGACCTTGAAGGTGCCGCCCTCGCCGCCGCGAAAGCGGAAATTGAAAAACTCCGTGCTGAGTGCGAGCGGCTGAAAGCCGAGGCAATCATCCACAGAACAGGTATATCAGACCTGATTCTAGACAAGGCTGCGCTGGAAAGAGAAAACGACCTGCTGAAGCACGACATAGCGCGGCACATTGACATCGCATCGTTCAACGCAGAGGATTCTTTGCTAAACACCCTCTGCGACATGGCGATAGCGTCACTGACAGCACGGAGGGGGGGACTGCTGGAGGCGGCGAAGTCAGTAGCAGCAATTCCAACAAGAAGCGAGCCACTTGGTGGGCAAACCACTAAGTATATTCAACGGGACGAAGCAATAGATACTATCCGAGCACTCGCCGCGCAAGCTCCAGCGCCGAGCGGGGGCGAGCGGCTGGCAGATGAGCTAGAGCCATATTTTCTTAGCGGGAACAGCGTTCCGGTAACTCGGGCTGTAATTCCAGTTACGCTGGCACAAAAGATCATTGCCGCCCTGCGCGGCGCGGGAGGTGCGTGATGTTCGATACCTATAGGATTGAATCCGACCCCTCGCATATCAGTGCGACTGTTACGGAGAAGCGAGCGCCGACAGATGAAAGTGTGCGACTCCTGCGTGAAATGGAGTGTGCAGCATTTGGCGAAGTCTTGCGCCGAATGCCACTTGAAAGCAACGAATTCAAAGGACAGATGATCGTCCACAGGAACCATAGCACTTACGTCGAAACGGCAAGCTGCGCGTTTGAACTGAACGGGCAGAAGATGCTTGTGTCAGTTGAACTCTCGGAGGACAAATACAAGACTGCTGATCGACTGTTACAAGCGGTTGCGGAGCGAATTGCAACAGTGATGCTGACGCCACTATTCCACAAGGTGTTGAAATGATCCGCGCATGGTGCGTGAAGGGGCGCGGGAAATGAGTGGCCCATACGATAGACCTTTGCACAAGTGGGAGAAAGCAAAGAACTCGAAGGAGGCAGGGATGAAGAGTAACAACTGGAAAACACAAAGGAGAAGCAAAATGAATCTAAAAGACGTTAATACAGTATTAGATCATAGGATCTGTGGTGGATGTGAGTTTCTGTGGAGTTGCTATCCCAATGCTAGGCATTTGGATTATGAAGGTGATTTTGGCACAGCAACTGTGGTATATAATACTATCACAGAAGAAATCTATGAAGCCGATGTATCTGCTAAAGCCGAAGAATGGGATCAAGAACCTAAACCATATCGTTGGTTAAATCCTGATTATAAAGATGCAATGATTGCAGAAGCTACTACCCGCGCAATACCTTGGCAAAATGCTTGGGATGATGTAAAGTGGGTTGATCTTGAAACAGAAGAACATTGGTTTGAAAAGGCAAAGGCAATTCTCAATGGGGTAAAGTTTGACGAGCGTATTCAAGTACCAGTTGATCTAGATAATGATACATTGCTGAAACTATCTATGGAAGCGCATAAGCGTGATATCACGCTAAATGACATGATTGCACTTATCCTTAATAGGCTTATAGAAGAACACCATACTAAATAGTTGCTATGAAAATATTTGTCATAGTCCATTCTTCCAAACTGATTTACATTCACCAACTATGGTGATACAATCTGTCATATGAATGAGACCTTACTAAATACTTTTAACTGGATAGACAGTGATTACAAAAGTAATAAATTTCGTTTTTGTATTGAGATCATTGCTTGGGCTATCTCTATTGGTTGTTCTGTTGCAATGGCAATTACCGTACCAAACCCCCCGCTACTTGTTCTCTATCCAATATGGATTTCAGGATGTGCTTTATATGCTTGGTGTGCTTATAGTAGGGGTTCCTTTGGTATGTTGGCCAATTACCTATTACTCACGACCATAGATACAATTGGTTTAATAAGAATGCTTCCTTAACTCATGATAACAATTTAAGAATGGATAAAATGAATAAATATCTTGGTTTTGCAGGAACAGCTACTAGGTCTGAATATTGGGGTGTATACTTAGTATCATGTGTAATCCTTATGTTAGCAGTACTATTTTTTGCTCTGATCGCATTGAGTGGTCAAGCTGGAGTCCTATTAGGTGCTTTCGCACTTATTGTGGTATTTGTAATAAACGTTTGGTTGATGTTAGCTACTACTATTAGACGCTGCCATGACGCCGGAATCAATCCTTGGTTTAGCGCATTACTAATACTACCATACGTTGGTTTTATTTCGTTTATCGTTTTTGGGTGTCTTTCTACTGAAAAAAAAGAATGATTGATGGAAGCTATTGATTTACAAAAGCTACTAGATCAGGCTATAGTATTTTATCAAAAGAAGGACTATAAAGCAGCACATGATTGTTATACCACTGTGCTTAGATATGATCCAAACAATGTCATTGTAGCACATAACTATGGCATAACTTGTGTGCAGTTGGGCCTGTTTGAGGAAGCAATACAAGCTATCCAAATAGCTATTGATGCCAAATATGTAGAAAGCTATATTACATTAGGATCAGCACTTAGGTCTTTGGGTAAGTATAAAGAAGCTATGGCTGCTTTTGCTAGTGCATTTGTAATAGACCCGTGTCATGCCACAGCATATTCTAACTATGCAAACTCTTTACGAGAATTCGGTAAACCACAACTGGCCATACCTTTTTTACAAGTAGCACAAAAGTTAAATGACACAGATCCTACTTATCGGTTGAACGAAAGTGTAGCACATCTGATGGCTGAAGATTTACCCAAAGGGTGGGAGAAATATGATGCTAGATGGTACTATGAAAGTGATGTATCATTCAAGCCCACCTTACCTGGTATCGAATATAACGGTACACAAGATATACAAGGTAAAAAGGTATTTGTATATTGTGAACAAGGATTCGGCGATGCTGTCCAATTCGCTAGATTCATCAAACCTTTACAAGATAGAGGTGCTATCGTATCGTTATATTGCAGAGCACCTGTAGAAAGATTGCTTGCATATAACTTTAGAGTTCCAATAAGTACTGATCCAAATATTAACCAAACATATGATTATCATTGTCCAATGATGGATTTACCTAAATGTTTTAATACCACGATTGATACTATACCTAAACCAAGTATGTCCGTGGATGAGGACACTTACCTGCACTGGAATAAACTTCTTGGAAAGACCAGCAAGTTGCGAGTAGGTATAGTATGGAGCAGTACTCGCATTGCTTGGACTACTAGGTTCCGTAATGTCCCTTTAGAACAGATGTTGTCAATCAAAAATGATGCGATTGAGTTAGTTAATCTAGAGTTTGACTTATCAGATGAGCATAGAAAAATGCTGGAAGAAAACGGGGTTAAGATATTCAATGAGCATATCAAAGACTTTTACGATACAGCAGCCTTGATAGCCAATTTAGATTTAGTTGTAGCAGTAGACACCGCAGTAGTACATGTAGCAGGTTCTTTGGGAATACCTACTTGGTTATTGTTAGCAGACTACGGGTCAGATTGGAGATGGTTTTTGGACAGAGAGGATTCACCTTTCTATCCTTCGGTAAGGATACTTCGCCAAAAAGGTGATGGATTATGGGATCCTGTGCTGTTAGATGTAAAGTCCAAACTAGAGAAATTAGGTTGACAATTAATACCAAATTGTAGTATAATATTTTTTTACTAACTAGTACTCAAGGGGTTTAATATGATCAGCAAAGTAAAAGTACGGAACATGCGACCAATGATATTGGTAAATCCGTTAGTTAAAGGGAAAGTGACTACATCAAAGGTAGTTGTATCGAAATTTCCCCTGTCATTTAATACCGTAAAGCGCGATCCAGATGAACGTCATATTAACAATATCTTAGAACGTGATGTAGGTGATTACGCACAAAAATCAATCAGCGACCTTGTTGGAAGTGTGGATACTGGTTCTAACATTGAATTCAATTCAGCGAAAACTCGCTACAAAAAACTTAACACACTTTTTGATCCTGCAAATTTTCCAATCTCCGCAATGATTCCATTGGGTTGGATGACTAGTGATGAAGATATCCAGCGTGTATTGGATATACCACATGCTACAAACATTTATGCATACTTTGATGAACAACGGGTTCAGGCTATTCAAGTAATCAAGACTCCTGGTAAAAAAGAATATACTGTTGTTAACGGACAACATACTGCTACCGGCATTGCATTGATTGTTGCATCAGGTTTGATGCGTGGTTGGAAAGCAAAAGACTGGAAGAAGTTCCCTGTTACAGTTAATTACATTGAAACACATGACCGTAGTAAGGCACGTGAAACCTTTGCATTGCTGAATGGTGAGATGTCAAAAGAGATTTCTACATTTGACCACTGGAAACAACACTATCTCTCTGTTCGCCTCGACCAGAGCGGCAATCCTGCATATTTGCATACTTACAAACTTATTCAATTATTGAAGAAGTTTAACTGTGTACCTATCCCACATGGACATGACGATGCTGGTCTGGCCGGAGCAGTTACTCATTTGGATGCCGTTGAAACTGCCGCTAAGAATGAAAACTATGAAAAATTAGAATTCATTTTGCAAAACCATGATAAATTTTGGAATAGTCTGCCACTCGATTCAGCAGAATTCGGGTTCTATGGCACATTACTTGATATTGCAGAAGAAGAAAATATTTTGCGTACTACGAAGGATTGGGATCAATTCTTGATTGATCTTCATGCAGTTGTACAAAAAGTGTTTAAGGGTATGCCGAAAATTAAAACTAGTGTTAGTAAGGCATACAAAAAATATCGATATGACCTATTCTTCGATAAGAGTCCTAGCGTCCCTTTTAGTGTTGCATTGTATGTGGTATACAAAGTGTATCAAAAACTGGGAGGAAAATTTAACATCCCTAAACTTACAAATATGTATGTACATAAGAATGTGGATGTGATTAATTATCTGACTGCCTCCGAAACGGATTACATTAACAATCATGTTTTGGTTAAAGCTAAAATCAAAAATAAGGCGGTGGTTATTCCAAAAGCTAAGTCTAAAAAGGCTTAAGCCATGAATCACTTCTTCTACATTATGGTTCTAACTCATAATCTAAAGGTTGGATTTGGAATTACAGGTACTGTTAATGATCGTATCCAGGCCTATATCGCAATGACAGCAGAATTGCAGGCGTTTAAATATATGTACTATGGACCTAAAGCCGACATTGAAGAGGTAGAACGAATGTTGAAGGCTGAATGGAAACGCTATTTGTGGACTGTATTTAAAGGTAATAAATGGGACCTTGAGGTGCTTGACCCAGTTCACAATCTAACTGCTGAAGATGTAAAAAAATGGGTAGACGCTAAAATTAAAAAATTACAATTGCCTATTTGTGAAGTTAAAGATATTTGGTTACCCTATCAAGGAGACAAACGAGTTAGTAGAAAATTCATTAATCTTAATCCAAATATGTACCTAAAACCTTGACAACAACTACAAAAGAGTATATAATAGACACATGACTCAAACTTACGCCCTTATAGATACTGCAAATACCTTCTTCCGCGCTAAACATATCGCTAGCCGAAATAGTGATACATGGGAAAAGATAGGTATGGCCCTACATCTTACTCTAGCATCGGTTAATCAAGTGGTTCGCAAGTTTGGTGCGGAGCACGTTGTATTTTGCTTAGAAGGACGCAGCTGGCGCAAAGATGTTTATAAACCCTACAAGGCTCATCGTATTCTTGCTACTCAGTCATTGACTGAAGCAGAAGCAGAAGAGAACAAGATGTTTTGGGAAACGTATGAGATATTCACTACATATCTGCGAGAAAAGACCAACGTTAGTGTGCTTAGGCATGAACAGGCTGAAGCTGACGATCTAATCGCTAGGTTCATTCATTTGCATCCTGAGGACAATCATTATATCATTAGTAGCGATTCTGACTATGTACAACTGATTACTGACAAAGTATTTCAATACAACGGTGTGTCCAACCAGCTACTTACTCTTGCGGGATATCACGATGATAAAGGTCGATTGATTATTGATAAGAAAACTAAAGAACCTAAACTATTAGGTGATCCTCAGTTCCATCTATTTCAAAAATGTATGCGTGGAGATGCAGGTGATAATGTGTTTAGTGCATATCCAGGTGTACGGACTAAAGGTAGCAAGAACAAAGTAGGATTGAATGAAGCATATGAAGATCGTACTAAGCAAGGCTTTAACTGGAACAACATGATGTTGCAAAGATGGACTGATCATGACGGGGTAGAACATCGGGTACGTGATGATTATGAGCGCAATCGTATGTTGATTGATTTGACAGCGCAACCTGACCCTATCAAGGAAGCAGTTGATACTAGGATTCGTAAGGAGGTTCGGGTTACAACTACTCCTCAAGTTGGTGTGCATTTTATGAAATTCTGTGGCAAATATGATTTGGAGAAACTTAGTGCTCAAGCCGAAACGTATGCTAAGTGGCTTAATTCGCCGTATAAAGGAAGTCTTTATGCCACATAATATATTACATAGACAAATCTATGCAGGTCTTATGGAGATTTTAAAGGATAGTAACTATTACTATCATAGCAAGTATTCAACTCTTAAAGATCCAGGTAAAGAAGAGATAATAAAATTTATAAATATGATGGCATATCATATGATAGAAGAAGATAATCAACAGTTGACTGAACGTGCTAAAAAAATAGTATGGGAGAATTTGAAAAATTGAAGATTACAACCATAGAACCACGATTTAGAATCAAGACGTTGATGCCCGGAGATCCGGATTGGCATTTTAGCAATGATAATCTTACGTTGACTCCAAGAGCCAGCTTTTCTATTAGTCAACGATGTCCTGCAGGGTACAGACAGATTATTGAAGAATGTATCTATCATGGGTGGTTGAAGCCGGTTGCACATATGAAGAATAGTGAATATATGTGGGAGCAATTAAGCAAATGAACAAACGGATTCATGAACTTTTGGTTAAGGCTAGAGA